CGACTACTCATCTGACTGGTTTAACATATATACGAATACAGTTAAGATTCAGTTATGAACTTTATAACTGGAAGCGATAAAGAACATGAAGATATACTTAAATGGTTTATCGGCACATACAACAAACACCTAACTAATAAACTTTACATAGCTGACTTTGGATTAGAGAACAGTTATCCTAATTGCATATCTTACAAACCTTTAATGAAAGCTTGGTATTACAAACCAAGAATGATGTTAGAAACTTTAGAGAAACAAATATGCTGGATTGATAGCGACATAGAAATACTTACTGACATATCAGATGTCTTTGAACTGTCACAAGGGTATGATATTGCTGTTACTGAAGATTGGTGCAATAGACATAATCACTTTGCATCAGGTTTAGTAGTTTGTAACAATCAAGATTTCTTACAAGAGTGGAAGTTAGAATGTGAAAAGTTCTTAACTTATGGAGATCAGGAGTGTTTAAACAAGATTGCACATAAGTACAAAGTTTTAACCTTACCTAGAGAATATCAATGGCTTAGACTTGCAGAAACAAATAACAATATCAAAACAATACATTGGACTGGAAAAGATGGAAAAGCAATTATTAGAAAAAAGATTAAAGAGTATTCATAGGAACAAGAACATAATATCAGTACCAGTTAATAAGGTTAAATATTGTTGCCAGATAAATAGACAAGAAGGTGATAAGAACTGGAATCAAGTTTTAATCTATTCAATCAAAGATTATAAATACATTAATGATGTATTGCAAAGACGTAAAATAAAAACATTAGACCAAGCACATTTACTATACAACCCAGTTATATTATTTGCAGAAGCCAATCAGCTTATTTGTATCTATGGCAACAGAAGAATAAAAACAGCAATAGAAAATGGCTACACACATATAGACGCATTAGTTTATGAAGATTTAATTAAAGCTAGAGAAGTAGGTTCTAACATAGCATCAACATATAAAAACGTGGGTAAACATAAGGCAGATGCTTTACTTTTAGATAGAACTGCAATAACTAAAATAGACAAATATATTATGCCTGACAAACCACAGATTATAAACGAATACGCAACACACCAACAAATACTAATTAAAGAAGCACTATCTTGTAATGGAGACATACTAGAAACTGGTTGTGGTTATTATTCTACACCTTTGCTTTTAGAGATAGCCAAACAAAAGGGAGTTAAGTTAGTTAGTATGGTAGAGAATATAGATTGGGCTAGAAGATTTGATTATCTTGCTTGTGATAACTACGTACAGTTGCACGTTAAGTTTAATAATGAACTATTTATAAACCAGAACTATGGAATGTGCTTTTTAGATCACGAACAATTTGTAAGAGATAGAATTAAGCATCTAAACAATATATTAAAACATACTGATAAAGTTGTAGTGCATGATGCAGACAGAATAGATACTTTTGCTTTTCTGCATAAACCACATACGATAGAAATGTTTAAACAATTTAAACCACACACAGCAGTTATTAGAAATGTCTAATCTTTACGACATATATTTAGAACAAGCAAAGCAGTATCACAAAGACGATAACAAATGGCAAGGAATAGCTTTAAAAAAGTTTATACCAGCTATCAATCAAATCATTAAAGACAAAGGCATTGAATCAATATTAGACTATGGTTGTGGCAAAGCAAAATACCACCCTGAAGAATGGAACGCAACTAAGTATGACCCTGCTGTACCTGAATACCAAAACAAACCTACTGACAAGTTTGATTTAGTTATTTCAACAGATGTACTAGAACACATACCAGTTGATAATCTTAAAGATGCTATTGATGAAATATTTAGCTACTCAAAGAAGTGGGTATTTATTTCTGTATGTTGTAGGAAAGCCATAGCAATACTCCCAAATGGTTATAATGCACACGCAACTATTGAATCAGCTAAATGGTGGAGAGAATTATTTAAACCTTATAACAACTATACACTAGAGTTTTCAGAATAATGTTTAATCCTTACGAATACTTTAAAGGCAAGAATGTTTTATTAATTGGTAATGGTGAGAAACTAGAAACTATTGATTATACTAAATTTAATTCAATAGTTAGAATGAATCTTGGAGTGCAAGACAAACCTTGTGATGTATGGATTAACAACCTAGTTTATGAGGGACACAATAAGCTTAAAGAGATTCCACAGATACGTTGCATTGTAAGATTAAACTTTGAAAAAGATGGTAAGAGAGCAGATCGTATGCCAGAATACGTTAAGAAAAAAGCTTGGCTATGGAACAAAGAAGAATACAACTTAATGACACAAAGATATAATTACCAAAGACCAACTACTGGTTTTGTTGCAATCTATTGGTTACTTAATCATTGTGAGTGCAAAGTAACTATTACAGGATTTGATTTCTTTAAAACTAAGAACAGATATACAATGGAAGAAGTACAACACATTGGAACTAATAAAGGTTATAACCATGATGTTAAATTAGAAGAAGAAGTTATTACTAAACTTATCCAAAGAGGAATTATAAATGCCATTTAGTAAACCACAACTAGACGTATATACTTGTCCAAAAAGATTTAGAGTTCTTATTACAGGAAGAAGATTCGGCAAGACACACTTAGCCATGTACGAACTACTTAGATTCGCAAGTAGAAAACCTAACTCAAAGATATTCTATGTAGCACCTACTTACAGAATGTCTAAAGAGATTATGTGGAAACAACTTAAAAGACTTACTACTGAAAAAAGATGGATTAAATATGCTAATGAAACAGAACTATCTTTAGTTCTTAGGAATGGTAGCCAGATAAGTTTAAAAGGTGCAGATAAATCACCAGACAATTTACGAGGAGTAGGATTAGATTTTCTATTGCTTGATGAGTATGCAGATATACCAGTTGAAGCTTGGACAGAAGTTCTAAGACCAACTATTTCAGATAAGCACGTTACAGGAAATGTATTATTTATAGGAACACCTAGAGGATTTGGTAACTGGTCTTATGAGATATATCAGAAGGGATTAGGAGATGACCCTGAGTGGAAATCATTTAAGTTTACAACATTAGATGGTGGTCAAGTTGATGCAGAAGAAATAGAACAAGCAAAAAAAGATTTAGATGAGAGAACATTTAGACAAGAGTATTTAGCTTCATTTGAAACATACTCAGGAGTTGTTTATTACAACTTTGATAGAGAACTAAACGTGCAAGAATGTAAGTACGATAAAGATGCTATAATTCATATTGGATTGGACTTTAACATAGACCCAATGTCAGCTTGTTTATTCCATGTTAAGAATGGTATTGCTCATGTATTTGATGAGATAGTTATTTATAGTTCTAATACTGATGAATTTATTGATGAATTATTATCTAGGTACAATAAATCTAAAATGATTGTTTACCCTGACCCAGCATCAAGACAACGTAAAACTTCTGCTGGTGGTCGCACCGATCTAACTATCTTGCAAAATGCAGGTTTAAATGTTAAAGCTAAATCTACTCATGCTTTAGTTAGAGATAGAGTTAATTCTGTGAACAGTAAACTAAAAGCATTTGATGGAAAGAGAAGTATTTTTATTAATCCTTCTTGCAAAACACTAATTAATAGCTTAATGAAACAAGTTTATAAAGAAGGTACAAATCAACCTGAAAAGAACAATGGCTACGATCACATGACTGACGCACTAGGTTACGCAATAGAATACATTTTCCCAATTACTTCAAACTTACCTAAATCAGAACCTAAGAGATTTTCATAATGGCTTACACAAGAAAACAAATAGAACAGCAACACTCACAATATAAAGGTATGATGCCTAGATGGGAATATTTCATCAGATCATATTTAGGTGGCAAAGAATACCAAGACGGAAAGTTCTTACAAGAATACCAATTAGAATTAGAATCAGAATATTTTAAAAGACTTGCTTACACACCATTAGACAATCATGCTAGAAACGTAATTGATATTTATTCATCATTTTTATTTAGAGTACCACCAACTAGAGAACTTGGAACATTACAAGACGACCCATCAGTAGATCAGTTCTTAGATGATGCAGATTATGAAGGTAGAACATTTGATGCTCTAATGAGAGAAGTACAAAACTATGCTTCTGTTTATGGACATTGTTGGATTCTCGTGGATAAACCATCTACGAATGTAATGACTAGAGGAGAAGAACTAGAACAAAACATTAGACCATATTTAAACGTATATACTCCTGAAAACGTATTAGACTGGAAGTATGCAAGATCACCAAATGGATATTACTATTTAGAATATTTAAAGATTAGAGAATCTATTGAAGATGACAAAGAATGTTACAAGATTTGGTACGAAGATAAAATAGACACAGTATTTTTACCAACATCAAATAGAGATGAACCAGTTTTAGTAGAGTCAGTTCCTAATCCTATTGGGAAGATTCCTGCTGTTATTTTATACAATCAAAGATCACCTATGAGAGGTTTAGGAGTTTCTGATTTAACTGACATAGCTGATTTACAAAAATCTATTTACAATGAACTATCTGAGATTGAACAAATTATTAGAATATCAAACCACCCATCACTAGTTAAGACTAGAGATACAGAAGCTGTCGGTGGTGCAGGTTCTATTATAGAAATTCCTGATAACATTGATGCAAATTTAAAACCTTATATCTTACAACCAAGTGGTAGCAATTTAGATGGAGTATTAAAATCAATCGCACACAAAGTAGAATCAATTAATAGATTATCTCATGTAGGTTCTATAAGAGCAACTGGTGAGAGAGTACAATCTGGTATTGCACTAAGAACTGAATTCCAATTACTAAATGCTAGACTTGCACAAAAAGCAAAACTAATGGAACTTGCTGAAGAACAAATTTGGAGACTATTTGCACTATGGCAAGAGACAGTATTTGATGGAGAGATTATGTACCCTACTTCATTTGACATTAGAGACTGGGCAACTGATTTAGAATTATTACAACAAGCAAAAGCTTCTAACATTAAATCAACTACATTCACTAAAGAATTAGATAAACAAATAGCTAGAACTGTAATTGATAATGATGAAACTTTAGTAGTAATAGATCAAGAGATTGAAGATAATACTCAGGCACTTGGAGAGTTTCCACAAACACCGGTAACTATACCAACTATTTAATTAATTTATATTAGTAGAGACGTGTTCTGGTTTATAAAAACCAATTCTATTTAATGAATGATTAAAAGCTTTAATTCTTTTGTTGGTAAAGCTAACAATATAACCTTCAGTCCAACCTTTAATATCTGATCTCCACAATGAAACTCTTTGATTTGTTTTCATATTCATTTTTAGTATATTTATACAAAATCATAGTTTATAAGCAATAGAAACAAAATAGGAACATGGCACAAGATTTATTACAAGAATTACAAGATATAAGAGCAAAATATGTTTTGACGTTGGAGAGAGAACATCAAAAATTATTATCTGATTCTTTAAAACAATTAGAAACAAGAGTAATTCAATCTGTATCAGAACTACCTATAAGAGATGGTGCATTATTTAATACAAGACTTGCAATAGAAATAAGACCAAAACTACAACAAGCTATTGAGGAACTTTACTTAGCTAAAGTTCAAACATTTATTAAAGACTACGATAAAGTAGCCGGTACTATTGTAGCTACTTATGGTAAGCTTCCAATACCAATAGAGTTCAAACAAATAACTGAAGCAGATTTAGTTACTATTCAACAATTAAAGAAGATTGCATTTAGTCAATTCCAAAACTTAGCAACTGAATTTACTAACACATTAGCACAAGAAGTTTATCAAAGCACATTAGTTGGCAAACCATTTTCTGAAGTTGTAGATACAATCAGAAGTAAAATTAATGGAATATACCAACAAGCAGATGATAGAAAAAGACAAGAACTTGTTAATTTTGCACAAGACCAAATCGCAAAAGGCAAAACAAATACAGAAGATTTTAAAACAGCAGTAGATGAACTTAAACAAACTTATGGTTCAACAGTTACCGGTAATAATTTATATTCTTATTCATCTCAAATAGTAGGTGATGCTTTAATGGGATTTGATGGACAGTTTGCAAAGTTTAGAGCAGATGAATTAGGTTTAACTAGCTATGTTTATTATGGTTCAATCATTAGAGACAGTAGAGATTTCTGCGTAGAACACGCAAACA